CTATCTTCTGTCAAGACCCGCGTCGTCGACCCGCTTCAGCGACTGCTGTCGGTACACCCGAAGTTTGTCGTGCCGCTCGCCAGCCTCGCGCTCGGCTACAAGACTGCCGGCGAGTACACGACGCACGGCAAGGACTTCGATCCGACTGACGATCTGACGGTGCAGCGGAACTTGTGGGGCGGCCACCTGGCGATCGGCGGCTCGCACACAAAGAGTCTGTACTACAACGCAATACTGTTCGTGCGGATCAATCTTCCGCTCGGCGTGTTCATCGGGATCCGTTGGGCCGGCAAGGACAAGAGCAAGAAGGAATTCTTTCATGGTGGCTTCGGCCACAAGTTGAACGGGGATTTCGCAATGACGTTCCGTTTCCAATCCGATGACTCCGCGGCCGGTGGTACGTACGGACCGAATGTCGGCCAGGCTGCGGGTTGGAGCGCAGGAACGAAGTAGTCTGAAATGGCCTATTTATACGACCATGAAGCCGAAAATGACACCTCGCGAAAACCCTGAAGCCCTTTTCGGCCTGCTGGCCGTGATCGGCGCAATCATCGGACTCGGCAAGCTGCTCGCCGAGGATCGTCCTATAACGAAAAAAGTCGTGCTCGGTCGCATGATCGTGTCCGCCGGCCTCGGCGGTAGCGCCGGCGCGCTGATGTCTATGTTCCCGAGTGCGGACCCGATCTTGCTGTACGGCGCCGCGGCAGCGATGGCGTCGCTCGGGACAAGTGCGATCGAGATCATGCTGTCGCGTACGTTCAAACGGGACGACAAGTAAATGGCTTCGACCACCTACCTCCAGATCGTGAACAAGGTGCTCGTGCGTCTGCGTGAGGATCAAGTCGCGACCGTCTCCGAGTCCAGCTACTCCGCGCTGATCGGCGCGCTGGTGAACCGGGTCAAGACGGAGATGGAGGACACCTGGCGCTGGCACGCTCTGCGTGACACCTACCAGGTGACGTGCGTGCCGGGCACCGCGAGCTACACGCTGACGGGCTCCGGTCCGGACGCGGTGATCCTCGACGCGTACAACACGTCGACGCAGCGCGAGATGGGCCTCGCGACCGTGAAGCAGATGAACGACCGCTTTTTCGGCACACCGTCGGTGCAGACCGGCCGCCCGTCGGATTATATCACCGCAGGCCTCGACTCCAGCTTCGACCTCGCGCTCGACATCTGGCCGGTGCCGACGAATGCCGACGTCCTGAAGTTCAACCTGTACCTGCCGCAGGCCGAGCTTTCGAACGACTCTGACGTGCCGCGCGTGCCGATCGTGCCGTTGGTCGAGGGCACCATCGCTCGAGCGATTGCCGAGCGCGGCGACGACGGCGGTATCCTGATCCAGTCGCAGGAAGCGCTGTACCGCGAGCTGCTGGCGTCGGCCGTTGCGCGCGATGCCGCCCGCGACGAGACGGAAGTCATGTGGGTGCCTATGTAAATGGGTCAGATCCGCACCGCTCCGTTCAAGCAGCCCGGCTCGTACGGGCTCAACACCAACGACGAGATCGTCAACGACCAGTCGTACCGGTTCGCTACGCTCGCGCGCAACGGTGTCATCGACTCGAACGGCAAGCTGGTCGCGCGCAAGGATTTCAACCTGCTGACGTCCGGCGCGACCGGCACGTTCGAGCAACTGTACGTGCATCGCAAGAACGACGGCAACGAAGAGGTGTATTCGGTAAAGGCCGGCATCGTCTACACCGGCACGACGTCGCTGACCTCGCGCGTCGACTGGAGCGCGACGTCGACGGTGCTTAATTCGCCGCAGTTTGCGGCGCTGTCGTCGAAGGTCTACATCTTCCAGGCTGGCATCACGCCGAAGGTGATCAACGAGAGCACGTACGCGGCCGAGTCGTTCACCGGCGCCCCGTGGCCGAACTCGCCCAACTGCGTGATCGCGGCGTACGGCCGTTTGTGGGCTGCGGATGACTCGACCGGTAGCAACCGCTACACACTGTGGTGGTCGAACCTCCTCGACGGCAAGACTTGGAACACCGGCGACGCCGGCAGCATCAACCTGCAGTCGGCGTGGCCCGCCGGGCAGGACACGATCGTAGCGCTGGCCGCCGCGTTCGGCCGCTTGATCATCTTCGGGCGCAACACGATCCTGATGTACACGCTTCCGAACGACAACGACCCGGCGACGATGACGCTGACCGACGTCATCAGCCACACCGGGTGCATCGCGCGTGACAGCGTGGTGGCCACGGACGATGGCGTGTACTTCCTGTCGTCGAACGGCATCAAGCGGATCAACAAACTCGCGCAAGTTACGTCGCTGATCGAGCTGCCGCCGGTGTCGCAGCTGCTGAACAGCGACGTGATCGACACGTACGCGAGCGAGACGCTGACGAAGGTGCGCGCCGGCTACTACCCGAAGGAAGGGTGGTACGTCCTGAACGCGCCGACGGCCAACCTCTGCTACGTGGCGAACACGCGCCAGAAGCTGCCGCAGATGGAGTACCCGGCGTTCACGACGTGGAACAATGTCAGCATGCCGTTCCGTGCCTTCGCGTACGACAAGGATGGCAACTGGTACTGCGCCGGCACGAACGGTGTGTTCAAGTACAACAGCTACACGCCGGACGGTGCCGCTAGCGTGTACAACTTCGAGTTCTACACGCAGTGGCTCGACTTCGGTGACGAGTCGCGGCTGAAGCACCTGAAGTACACCGAGCTGGTGCTGAAAGCCGCCAGCGGTCAGACCGGCACGTTCAACTGGCAGACCGACTACGACGAGGATGTCACCAGCACCGCGGCGTTCACATGCAGCACGGTCGAATTCGCCGAGGATCCAGGGCTCGGCAACGTGAAGGTGCACATCGGGCGCTCGTGCAACGTGGCGCGATTCGGGTTCTCCATTCCAGTGAACGGAGATGAAATTCAACTGCACGCGATGAAGGTCGCGGCAACGACCGGCAAAGCGTCGGCGGCGGTTCGCTAGGAGCAGCAATGGCACTGACGATGATCGAGTCGCTGATGAACGACGGGTTCGTGGACCCGGCGACGCTGTCCGCACTGCCGTCATCGGGCATGTTCGCGCCGGCCGCAGCGACGCCGCCGAGCCCGTTCGAATCGTTCTACGCCGCGCCGAGCGACTATTCTTCGTGGCAGGGTGTTTCGTTCGACGAATACGGCAATCCGACGATGTTCGCCGACGCGAGCGGCCAGCAGTTCACCGCGGCGGAACGCAATCAACTGCGCGGCGCGGACATCGCCTCGGACCCGTGGTCGAAGTTCCTCGGCGTCCCATTGCGTGAACTCGACACGGTCCCGACGCGATACGGCGCGGCGATCGACTTCGCCAACGTGCTCGGCATCGATCCTGCGCAGGCAGTGCAGTGGTTCGAGCAAGGCGTAAATAGCAACGCCGGGACGGATTTCTACGCGGGCGCGCTGGACACCAACAACCGCAATTTGGTTCCAGCCTGGGGCATGCTCGAGATCGCGCGCCAATCCGGCGCACTCGAGAACCCGATGGTGGCCGAGTATCTGCGCCAGTTTGCGGATCAGGGAAACGCAGAGAAGGACGTCTACAACGCGACAGAGTCGGCCACCGGCAAAGCGAAGCTCGGCCAGTTCATCGGCGGACTCGGTGCGCTTGCGTTCGCACCGTACGCCACTGGTGGACTGTTCGAAGGGCTCGGCAGCAAGCTCGCCACGGGTGCCGCGAGTTCACTCGGCTCGATCGTAGGCGGCGGAAACCCGCTGACCTCGCTGGCTGGGACGTTCCTTCCGATCGGCGTCGATGCGTCGGGCCTGTCAGGCATGCTCGGCGACATCAACCCGGTGCTCAAGACCGCCGCGGAGAACGTCGTCGGCCAGTTTGCGCAGACCGGCAACGTCGATCTGAAATCGCTCGGCCTAGCTTCGGCTGGCGCGGGCCTCGACTGGGGTTGGAACGAGATCGGCAAAGCCGACGGACTCTTCGGTGACAGCGTCGCGCCGGACATCGGCATTGATGTCGCGGATGCCGAGCCGTTCATGCTTAAAACGTCGACTTCGTTGACACCTGTCGACTATTCTGCGCCGCTGCCGGACTATGAATCCTCCGTCGGTCCGATTTCGCTGCAAATGAGCGACCTTCCTGATGTCAACGGCCTCGCTCGTACGTTCTACCTCGGCGAATACGCCACGCCGTCCGTGCCGCAACCTGTGCCGGCGGAAGGCGAAGATGCTGCGCCGGCTCCGGCCGAGCAACCGCCGATTTCCGACTCGATCAGCGGCGAGGAGACGTTCGTTGCGGAGCCGCAGAAGGAAAAGACGCCGTTCTCGAGCCTGAAACCGAGCACGATCCTGAAGCTCGCGGTCGGACTGGCCGGGATGCTCGGTGGCAGCGATGCCAGCAACGAAGCCCGCGCGGTGTACGAGGCCGAGTACGCGAACGACGAGGCGCGTCGCCAGGCGTACCTCGACTACGCCAACCGCGTGTTCGCCGCGATCCCCGGCATCGCCGATGCATACGAT